GGTATTCGTATCTCCTTCCATGTATCAGGCCACGGTGTTCGCCAAGAATACTTTACCTCTACCTCATAGAGGTGGCGAGGTAGATCGGGTGCTACTGTGCTAACAATGTCGAAGTAAGTGGTTTCGTTTGTGTTGATGTTAGTGTGATCGTTCTCTTTCAGCCAGCTAACCATAGCATCTTTAGCAGCCTTGTCGGCTACATCATAGAGGGCTTTATCAAATTGCTTCTTAACCGTCATTGTCATTCTCCAAGAAGGGGTTTCCAATCTCCGTCATACGTCCGGTCTGTCCATCGTAGTGCAGGTAACATGCTACACCAGTGTCTCCGGTGTACCTGTTCTTCAGGATACGGATGGTGGTGGTGTTAGCTTCGATAGGATCGTCTGCCTGTTGATCACGCTCCAATGCAACCACTGCATCAGAGAGGTGAGCGATGGAGGCAGAGCCACGCAGATGCGAGAGAGTAACCTCACGTCCATTCTCATGGCCGTTGTCACCTGATGGCCTACGCAGGTGGCTGACCAGAAGCAGCGCAATGCCCGTCTCCTCCACAAGGGAGCGAAGCTTGGTCATCAGAATGTCAATCGACTTGCGCTCATCTCCGTTGTCCTCCTGACCAGACACAAGGATAGACAGGTGATCAAGGAAGACCCACTTGCAGTCCAGACCCTTTGCCATGTACCTGACACGATCAAGGATTTCATCGTTGCTGATACTACCAAAGTGATCGAAGGCAAAGAACCTACCACTGCCAATGGTCTTCTTCTCGTACTCGTCCAACTGTTCCTGCGTGTACTCCTTGCGAATCTCCCTAATGTATAGCCTAGCATTTGCCTCAACGCTCATAATGTTGAAGGCAGTCTGCTTGGTGTTCTCCTCCATAGCAAGCACACCAATATTATCCTCGGTGTTCTGCATGATATGATACATAAGCTCACGCATGATGCTGGACTTACCCATACCAGCACCAGAGGTGAACGTGACAAGCTCCCCGGTACGCATACCATAGGTCTTCTCATTCATTCCGTTCCACGGGTAGGGACAGGTCTGGTTCTCGGTCTCGTCATAGAGAGACGCACCAAGGTCGGCAAGGTTGATGATACCTGCTGGCGTGTAGGTGCGAGAGTTCCACCATGCCTCTGTGAACTTCTGACGTTGGCCCGTCTTGAGATACTCATTGGCATCCTTCAGTTCAAGGTCAACGATCTTACACTTGTTAGGCTCAAACAGCTTGGCTACTTCCTGCGCTGCCTTCTTACCCGGCTCATCATTGTCAAAGCAAAGCACCACGGTATCGAACTTACTGAGGTAGCGGAGTGCTTGCTTACAGTTCTTCAGTGCTGACGCTGCGCCATTCTTTAGAGAAACAGAAGGCCACTTGGAACCCATCAACTCATAGGCACTCATGGCATCTAGCTCACCCTCACATACGGTAATGAACTTGCCGCCCTGATTGAACAGGTTCTGACCAAACAAACCACAGCCAGATAGATCACCCTCTGACCAGAACTCCTTGTCATTGGTACGACGAAACTTACTACCAACATGCTTGCCGTTCTCGTCATAGTACTTATACTGATGGTGCGTGATCATGTTACCACTCTTGGCAACAGTGACATCATACTTCTTGCATGTTGCCAGACTGATACGCCTGTCTGAGATGTCAGCGTACTTATACTCTGCCTTGTTTTGTGTATTCATTGGGACCACCTTCTTTACAGGTTCCGGTTGCATATCTTTGATATCCTTGTTATGGGTTGAGGTATGACATTTGTGACAGTAAGTTCCCCAATCATTGACGGTAACACAGGTTGTGCCACCACAGTCGGGACAGGATTGATGGGTTTTAACAGGAGGCATCACCACTTTCCTTTGCTGTGTTTATGTAACTCAGAAGATATTTCTTTTCTCTGTGCAGCTAACTCCCTCTCTAGTGATATTAATGTTTCAATTTTATCCACCCTTTCAAGGCCACGCCATGCTGCCTTGAATGATGTTTCGATCTTGCCTCGTGTCTTTGGTTTATATACTTCAATAAGAACTTCCATATCTTTATCCTTTTTGGATTGCATAAACTCCTCGTGCAGGTTTTTGGGTAAGATGCTGAACGAGGTTGGTTCTGTTTCGTAGTTCATCCTCGGCTTCTTTTTTCGTGCGAAAATTTTGAACAACCACATCACCAAACTCCTTCTTCAATACTAGCTTCCACATAACGCACTCCATGATACAGGGAAAAGTTTATTCATGTGAGCATCAATGTCCTTTGCAATAGCCCTCGTCTCTAGCTGTGCATCCTTGGCGTTACGTAGCTTGACAACTCTAGCGAAAGCCATAAGTGTACCAGACCAGTACCATTCTGTCAAGAGACTTTGTGGTAGTATAGCTCTGGCTTGTTCGGCACAAACGCCCGTATCTATCATTGCTTTGTAGGCATCAGCGCAGTGACGCTCTGCATCAGCAAACATATGATCCATCACAGACTGTGACGCCACTTTCTTTCTGAGCGAACCCTGCTTGATATCATCAGATGCTTGCCGCCAATAGTCAGGCTTCCAGAACTCTGGCTCTGTCTTGATGTAGCGACGGCTGACCTCGTTCCAGACCAGACCTACCTGATGCTTCATCAACTGACGTGCCACAAAGACAGGGGCTTTGATCCTGAACTGTGCAGAGGCATGACCAAAGGGTGTCCAATGATTATGCTTTGCCAGATACTGTATCAGTTTGGTGTCTCCATCTGACAGTTCTTTGCTTTCTTTATTGAAGCTAACCCTTGCTGCGTTGACCACAGATAGATCACTACCCATGTGATCAATCAGTTCAACTGTCATCGAAGCTCTCTTCCCACAGGTCGTGAACAAAAGAAACCTTATCCTCCATGATGTTATCAGCTTCTTTCTTAGCTAGTTTCTGAGCCTCTTTATATTCATACCCATCCTCTACGTACTCTCTGATAAGGTCACGAACCAATCCACTGCGCTCTTTCTGCCACAGATTCTTACCCATCTTAATCTAAGTCCTCTAAATCTTTAAAAAACTGTTCTCTGTCGCTGACACTAGTAACATTATAGCCCGACTCTTTCATTAGCTGCCATACTTCTGTAGAATATCCAAGACTTTTTCTTAGAACATCTTCTTTCTGTAAGCGATGCCAATCAAAGTCATAAACTTTTGTCATCGTGTTCTACCCATTTGGTGTTAGCCTCTGTTTGTTTTAACCGTGCCACTTCTTCTCGTAGTTCTTTAATAGTATTTTCTTGTTCTCTCACTCTAGCTTTAAGTTGTTTAACATGAGTGTTCAGAGTTTCCCAAGCTGACTGTAGTTTTTTTTCTGACACAGTATACTCCTTTTAGTTACGGGTGTCAACGTAAAAAATGTGGCTACCAACTTGGCCCAACACCATGAAGTCCTCGTCGGTTGACCAGTAAGGCGTGACATATGCCGCATGATAGTGCGTGGCACCTCCTGTCTGACTGAGAACAGCACCCTGCAAAGCAAGCTCTGCTGCACTGATTGACTCCTGATAGGCATCAACATTGGCTATGGTTTCTGGCTTACCATCACACCAATAAGAGAACTGGCATTTGTTTCGTATTGGTTTGCCCTTCCATTTCTTTGCCTGATGTACAACATCACAGATATTGTCTGGATAACGATGTGACTCAACTCTTGTCAGGACAACATTGGCGACAGCAAGCTGTGCAACAAATGGCTCAGACCGTGCCTCAAAATATACCGCCTCTGCTAAACATGAAAGATTATCTGCTCTTGCTTGAGAAACAAAGACAGATAAGATAACAAAGAAAAGAAAGTTAAGAATAATAATTTTAAAATTATTCACTGAATCCTCTCAATCTTAATACCAAATGGGAAGCCACTCTGAAGCTCTCTTATTCCATGACACATGAGATATGCAGCAGCTTCTTCGTATGTTGCAAAAGTTTGTACCTTCTCTTCTTCTTCTGATATCATCGCATCAACACTATTAATATCACTTAATCCATCATCGTCTACTTGTGTTATGATATACCCCATTATCTTCCTTGTCCTCTATATTTTTTCCAGTTAAGTTTCTTGTGTTTATTTTTGGGACGGGATAAGTTTCCCGCCCCTATTGATGTACGCTTCTTGATCCGATGCAGTGTCGGGTCGTACTTGTTGTCTGTCTTCTTAGACATTCTCAAGTTCCTTCCAGTGGGTTGAGTCCATCATCTTCCGCACTTTGTCTTCACGAATAACTCTAGTATTTTCTTTTGGTACATGCGTAGACCATGCTGTAGCAGCCTGATACGCAGTCCAGAGTGTACCCTCAGTGCGTTCGCCATACTTCTCATAGTTACCACGTCCAATGATGTGACGGTTCTCTTCGTCAAATGTTTTCATCAGGTTGGAAAGCATCACCTTGTTAGGCACCTGTGCTTTGGTCACGTTGTCCAGACGCTTTGCTAGTGTATTGCTGAACAGATCAACAGCCTGTTTTCTGGACACAGGGGTCTGATACCAGCGGTGCATCTTATTTATACCAGCGTTAGCAACGTAGTCTGATGCTGCCCTGATCTTACTTGCAAAGCTCGGCACAGAGAAGTTCTTGGAGTGACGACCATAGACGTAAGCCAGCTTGTTGCCGTCAACCAAAGTATTATAACATGCGGAACGAAAGTATCCCATCATCCCGTTGTTGGCCCATGTCCTGTTGTGGCTGGTACGAAACTTGAACTGCGGCGTGACCATATCGTTCCTACCATCTATGGTTGTGGACTCTGCAAAGAACTTAGCAGTAAGCTCTAGCTGTTCGCCGTTGCCAATCACATTAGTTTCGAATTTAGCAGCCTCCAGATCAATGCCTGACATCTTGATTGACTCTTCTAGATTCTCCACGATATCAAGATATTGTACAGGCTCATAGCTATCAGACACAATAGCTATGGGTTGTTTAGTATCAACACGGCGAAGACCAACACCGAGTGAGGGGTCAATCTTCCCCCCATCAATGCCTCCAAAGTTAGGGTTGAACGCACCAAGGTCAAACTTCTCTACACGAAAGTTAAGCACATCATGGTTAAACATTTTGATTCTCTTTCATCTTTAGGTTGAAACGGATTTGATGTAGTTGTTGAATACACTGTGACACTTTGTCACTGTCTTCCATCTTTACTGAGCCATTCAGTTGAAGCTGGCTCAGTATCTCTAGTGTCTCCTCTATTGCCTCAAGCGTGTTCATCGCCCCAATCCCTGTAGCCATCGGTCACAGACTGAAGCTCATGCTCAAGCCAGCCATTGAGTTCTTCGATATCAATCTCCTCTGGTTTTGTATCAAAGGCGATAAGTTCCATGTACTCCTCCACCATTGGTCGGCACCACTCATCACCACCATAACGCAGAAACTTCTGCACATCTTCGATGTCTTTGAACTCAGGAATATTCATATTACTCTCCTCCAAGTTGGATATCTTTTAATGTATACTCTGCAAGTATACCATTAAACGTGTTGGAAATCAAGCACAATCCATTTAGCACAGACGGTGCGTTAGTCATAGTAAAAACCATAGCCGCCATCAAGGATTGCTCGGCTATTTCCAGATCGTCTTTGTCCTCCTGTTGTAGCAGTGTTAGTTCGCTGTAGACTTGATCGAACACTTTCATTTCCATATTCTTGTTCCTCTATTATATCATACCATGCGTTCATTTATAATA